AGAGAATATCTCTTTCATGGTAAGAGCTGCACAGCTTCCAACGTCAGTTATGGCATCAATTCCAGTACCTTTCAGAGGACGTCAAGTTCAAATAGCTGGTGACAGAGTATTTGAACCTTGGATCACAACAATCTATAACGACACTGATTTTAGAATCAGAGCCGGTGTAGAACAGTGGATGGATAAGATTAATAGGCATGTGGCGAACACTGCACATTCTTCTAATCCTCTCGACTACAAAGCTGATATGATTGTTGAGCAACTCGATAAGAGTGGAAAACAACTCTACAGGTATGACTTCAAAGGAACCTTCCCAACCAACGTAGGTCCTATTGAACTAGCATATGACGCAAATGACGTCATTGAAGAGTTTACTTGCGAATGGCAAGTAGATTACTGGATCAGTTCAAGAGGAACACAGGCTACAGGCGGTGGAACTGGTCCTGAAGTTATTAATCGTGATCCAGCAGCCGTTGGACCAGTTTAATAACTGAAGAATAAATAATAACTGAGGGGCATCTTTGCCCCTCAGAACTAAGTGAAGGATAGTCATGGCTGAAGAAAATTCCATCAAGCTTTTTGGTTTCGAGATTAAACGAGCCGGAGCTGATAAAAACAAAAAATTGAAATCCGTGGTTCCGCCTCAGAGTGAGGACGGTGCAGGATACGTTACTTCATCCGCAAGTTATTATGGGCAATACGTTGATATAGATGGAAACAACGCCAAAGATAACTATTCATTAATAATGAAGTACAGAGGTGTTGCTACGCACCCGGAAGTAGATGCTGCGATTGAAGATATTATAAACGAATCAATTGTTATCGACGACGAAGCAGATGTTGTATCGATAGCAGTAGATGATATTGATGCTGCAGACAACATTAAAAAACAAATCCAAGAAGAATTTAAAGGTATCGTTTCTATGCTTAATTTTAATGAGCTAGGACACGATATATTCAAGAGATGGTACACCGACGGAAGAGTCTTTCACCATCTCGTAGTTCCTGATGGTAATGAAAAAGGTGGAATTCAAGAGATCAGGTTTATTGATTCTCTTAAGATGAGAAAAGTGAAGGAGATCAAGAAGGAAAAAGATCCAGTTACAAAGGCTGATGTTGTAAAAGAAATAAAAGAGTACTACATATATCAAGAAAAACCTGGTGTAAGTGCACAAAACAATGCGGTCAAGTTTCACGTTGACTCTATAAGTTACGTAACTTCTGGTCTACTCGATGAAACAAGAAAAAGAGTAGTATCACACTTACATAAAGCTATTAAGCCTATTAACCAGTTAAGAATGATGGAGGACTCGCTAGTTATATACAGACTTGCTCGAGCTCCAGAACGTAGAATTTTTTATATAGATGTAGGTAACCTTCCAAAAGGTAAAGCCGAAGAGTACATGAAAAACATCATGACTAAGTTTAAGAACAAGCTAGTGTATGATGCTAATACTGGTGAACTCAAAGATGATAGAAAACACATGAGTATGCTAGAAGATTTTTGGTTGCCTAGAAGAGAAGGTGGAAGAGGAACAGAAGTTTCTGCTCTACCGGGTGGTGAAAATCTTGGTCAGATAGATGATATAGTGTACTTTCAAAAGAGAGTGTATAGAGCTCTTAATGTTCCTATTAACAGACTAGAACAAGAAGCACAGTTTTCACTCGGTAGATCTACAGAAATTTCTAGAGATGAAGTTAAGTTTCAAAAGTTTATTGATAGGCTTCGTACTAGGTTTTCTAGTTTATTCTTAGATATTCTTAAGAAGCAACTTATTCTTAAGAAGGTCATTACTGAAGCAGATTGGGATCAGTGGAAAGAAACTATAAAAATTGAGTACGCGAGAGATAACTACTTTAGTGAACTTAAAGAAAGTGAACTGTTTAAAGAAAGAATTCAAACTCTTGATATGGTAAGTCAGTACGTAGGTGAATACTTTACTAAAGACTGGGTTATGAAAAATATCTTAAAATTAAAAGAAGAAGACATAAAAGATCTAGACCAAGAGGTAGATGATGAGAATCAAGATGAGGTTGATAAAGCTGAAGCTAAACCTGCAGATCCACCTCAACAGGCACCACCAAAAGAACCTGAGCCAAAAGATGATGCATAATGGCAGACGTATTAAAGTACAGGATTACAGGACCGACATTTTCTGATACTGAGTACTCTGTAAACGAGACAGTATCTACTAACTTAGTCGACTCAGGTACAACTTCAATACAATTAACAGTAACTTTAGATAATCTAGCAGTTGTTCCTGGAGAAGTCCGCGGTTGGTTTGCTGAAGGTAGTTCTTTTAACGGTTACAATATAAGTAATCTTTACAACTTAACACTAGCTATTGACAGCAATAGTGCTAACAGCATTATTATAAAGACTGTAGATGCTAATAACTTAGCCGACTTAGGACAAGGAAGAATAAGTTCTTTTAGAGATACTTTTCAAGCTTCTTTTCAGGCTAAAGCACAAGTGTTTCCTCCAGCAGATTCCACTACAAATCCTACTTTTATAACTTTTACAGATTCTGCAAGAGTCTTCGGTCTTCCTGATAGTAACACTCTATCGTTGCTGGACAGCACTATCACAGTTAACTTAACTGCAACACTTGACTCTGCCGGAATCAAGTCAGTGATTAGTGAAAGTTACCTGAACAGTTTAACAATAGATGCAGATACACTTAATGGTCAGAATGGATCTTACTATTTAAACTATAACAATCTTACTAATAAGCCAACACTAAATGATTCGGTAGGAATTGATTCTTCTAATACTATTCTTCTTATCAATCAATTAGTTGATTCTGCTTATGTACAAGCCAGACAGACAACTGGAGGATCTCTCGATTCTAATAGTGTTAATACACTTATTAACGCTGGAATAACTAACACGGTTAGTAATACTTTTATTAATAACCTAAGCGGTGTTGATGCCGATTTACTTAATGGTCAGAGTGGATCTTACTATTTAAACTATAATAATTTGGTTAATAAACCAACAATAAATGATTCGGTAGGAATCGACTCTTCTAATACGATTATTCTTGTTAAAGAATATTCAGTTGATTCTCAAGAAGTAATAAATCTCATAGACTCTTCTTACGTACAAGCAAGACAAACTACTGGAAGTAGCGGAGTAGATTCTGCTTATGTAACTTCTCAGTTAGCGACTATTGATTCAAGTTATATAATAGCAAGAGATAGGTTTAATGACTCATCTATAATTAATCACAACGTAACGATCAATGGAGTACTTAAAGTTGACTCTGTACAAAATGATGGAGTGGGCTTCGCTCGAATTACTAGTGGAAGTGATATAAGACTAGAAGCTCTAGGAGAAGTAAATGTAACTGGAAGTAAGATAGTCAATCTTAAGACTCCTACTGCTGACTCAGATGCAGTTAATAAAATTTATGTAGACTCAAAGATAGCGGCTCTAGTAGATAGTACTGGTGTTGATTCAGCTTATGTAGCTTCTCAGATAGCTGCTCTAGTAGACAGTGTTGGAGTAGATTCTAATTATGTAACTTCTCAATTAGCTACTATTGATTCAAACTATATCAGAAGTCGACAGATACTATACAACACTAGTAACTTTACTGACTCTAGTTTTGTAACTAGTTTTGTAAATAACAGACCAGTAAGTACTTTTGCAAATGATAAGAAATACGTTGATAGTGCAAATGTGCAGAGTATCATTACACCTTTATACATTCAACAAAGACAGACTCCAATCGATTCAGATCTTGTAACAAGTTTAGTCGACTCTGCTTACATACAATTAAGAGATAGGTTTCAATCTGACTCCAACTTTGTAACCAATATCGTAGATACATCCTACATTCAATCAAAACAGTTAACCTTTGACTTCTTAGATTCTGCTGAAGCTATTAATCTTATAGACTCTTCTTACGTACAAGCAAGACAAACAAACATAGACTCTTCTTACGTACAAGCAAGACAAACACATTTTGATGCTTCAACAGTTCTTCCGATAGCAGGTGGTACTATGTCTGGCGATATCCGTATGAGTGGCAATGAGATTAATCTAGCTCCGACAACTCATTCTGATGCAACAATTAGTTTCAATGAACCTGGTGATAATATAGTTATTCGCAACCACAATACAGGTGGCACTACAAACAATATAAACATTGATACAAAAGCTGGTAGTATTTTATTAAGGCATGTAGATACTAACAGTTCTCTTTTTCATGAAATGCTTGAGGCAAAAACTAACGGCTCTGTTGACCTCTACTATGATCATAGTAAAAAGATAGAAACAACATCAACAGGCGCAACAGTCACAGGCACACTAGTCGCTACAGCATTTTCAGGAGATGGAAGTAATTTAACCGGTGTAGAAGCAGCCACCGTACGAGTTACTGAAAGCACTGACAATAATGCTAATTATAATGTTTTGTTTAGTGACACAACCGGTTCTGGTAATGTACAGATGACTCCAATACAAGACGATGGTGGGCTTGTGTTTAATCCCGGTACTAATCTACTCTCCGTCCAGTATCTTGCGGTTGATAACGGTGCAGTATTGTATGGTCATGGTGGCACTAATAGAGTTGGTATTGGAACTACAAGTCCTGCAAAAAAATTACACATCAGAGATACGGTTCCTGATATAAGATTAGAAGATACCAATACAAATGCAGTTGTTGATTTAAAAGGAAATACAGGAACAGGTAGTTTTGTAATTAGCACTGACGTCAACAATGCAATTGCAGACAGTAAAATTATATTTGAAGTTGATAATGATGAAAAAGTTCGAATTGATTCTGGTGGTAATGTTGGTATCGGTACAACTTCTCCTTCTACTCCACTACACGTTGTAGGAAACAATGGAATTTTAATTGATGAGAACGGTGGTGGTGACGGTCAACTTTATTTTGGTGGCATTTCAGGGTCAGACAGAAGCTATATAGCAAGAAATGCTGACGATTTTTCTATATGGAATGTTGCAAATGGAACAATAAAATTTGGTACAAGTAATGATTTAAAAATGACTATTTTAGCTA